CCATTTACTATTGTTCCAATTCTTGCGGCTGTTTCATCGCCCGTATTTGTTCCGCTTAAATTTCCAATATCAACTAAATCTGCATCAGTTACGTAACGTTTATTAGTACTATCTGCAATATCCGCAGTTGTTGCATCTGTTCCACTTGTTACTAATCCTTTAGCGTCATAAGTTATCTTTGTTTTTGTTGCCCCTGTTATAGCTGCATTTTCATCTACCTTACCATCTAAAGCGGATTGTAAATCTGTTTGATTACTTAGTGTTCCTGTTATTCCTCCCCATGTTGAACTACCACTACCACCACCTGCATAACCTAAAGAACTCCATAAATCAACCCCGTTACCTATCTTAAATTTATAAGTAGTTGTACCTGTGTTCTCAACTCCTATTTGCCCATCTAATAAAATAGTAGTTGTATCTGCATTCCATTGAGCAGTAGTTTTCGTTAAATGCTGAATTGACCAATCTACAACGCCATTAGTTACATTGCCTGTACGTGTTCCTAAATCCTTTATTCCAAGTATAGATAATACTTGGTCGCTAAACGTTTTAAGTTTTAGTACCCCGTTTAATATTTTAAGTTTATAAGGTGTAGGCATTTTAAGAAGTTCTTATTGTAGTGTGATTTTCAAAAATAATCTTATCTGTAACAACTGAGTAAATAATCCCATTAGTATCTTTTACTTTAACATCGTAAAAAAAAGAACCTACATAGTCAACATCTGCAGCTAATAAAGTAAATTGTGTAATACCTTCCAATGCGCTTACATGACTTGTAGTACTCTTTGAAATTAAAGCAGCACTATCAGCATCTTCTAAACGTTTCTTAACAGTGAAGAAAGCAGTAGCACCCGTTAAATCAAAATCAGTTCCATCCTCTGAAAGCACTTGTACTTTAACAGGGTATGTATCCCCTTTTATTCTACGAATTACCATATCTTCTATAATTATGTTTTGGGTAAATTCTTTGTCCTAATTGCCTAATGTTTAATTGAGGCTTCATTTCTCTTTTATCACAATCGTTAAACCAATCGTAAGTTACACTATCATAAGTGTAGTTATCATCGTGCAATTTGTCTTTTAATCGGTTTAAATACACGTTTACTTTGCTCTGAATATCTCCTAATAATTCACCTCTACGCTTATCACTTATTTCTTCGCTTGTATTCTCTGAGTTTTGCCTTGTTCCATATTGAGAAACATTAGCACCATGCCATAACATGAATTTATAGTAAGCAGAAAACACTAAATAAGGTTTAACGTATGTATTAAATAATGTGGTTAACTCAGGCTTAGTAGCTAAGTTATCCATTAAGTCAGTATAAAAAGTATCGTTTACCCACGAAAAGAAATCCACATCCTGAGCATCACGTATATGTAAATTTAAATCATCATCTTTAATATTCTTACCAAGTTTGCAGTAAGCATCAAAATCTGATTTAATTATTAGGGGCTTGTATTCCATTTGTTTGAATGTTAAATTGTTCTAACTGAGTAAGTTTAAAATCCCCATTCGGGAAACAAGTTTCTAAAGCATCGGTAATAATGTTTTGAAGTAATAAAACACGATTGTTAAATAGCTTAATATTATCAGCAATTATGTTAGTTGCAAAACCTACATTACCACCTAATCCAATTAAGAAAGGAGGAACACCAAAAGCACGGGCTACCTTTTCAGCTATTCTTTTAGTAGCTAAATCAGAAGCGTTTAAAACGCCTTCATTACTTATTGATTGGTAAACCGCTAATTCTTCTTTTGTTTTAGCTTGTAATATTAATAATTTTTGTCTTCCACTTGCTCCACTTGCATCTTTAACCTCACCTGTGAAAGCCGACAAAGCTGCATCCATGTAATCCTGTTCAGTCATACCAGCTTCATCTTCTGTTGTGTTATCGTAATTACCGATAATATTTAAGATACCGCTTGGTAGGAATGAGTTAGTAATGGTTTCAAGTTCGTACTTACTTAGTTCTGTATCTGAGTTTATATCCTCAATTGAACTATAATAAGTTGGAATAGGGTAAATGTTTTTCATTGGTTTCTTACGGAAATAATAAAGTATTTCACCTTTATCTTCACCCCAATCTGATATATGCTCAGCTAACTTTTCAGCACTTATTTCAGCCCCGTAAAAAGAAGGGTACTCTCTATTTTTTTCTTTTATATATTTATCCCCAAAAGTTGGATTAACCAAGAAAGTCCCTTCTTTACTCCTTCTAACTTGTTCAAATGGAACTACCTTTAAGTTCTTTACCTTACCATCTATTCCACGCATTACATAAAGGCAAATCGCTTGGAATGGTGCTACATAAGTACTTGCTTCACTAATTAACTCGTTAAATGTTTGAGTTTCATTAATCATAGTATCTCCCAATGCTCTGTTAACTAAACCCTCAGCGTAAATATATTGTGTAAGTATATCAATACAGCTTGTTGCTGTTCCTGATTCGTCTAATTGCTTAATTAATTTTTGAGGAAAAGCGTTATCTGACCCGTATTTAATAACATCGGAACTATTGTCCTCAACAATTTTAACAACTCTGTTTTTATACGTTAATGATTTAGCCTTTGAAAAGCCTTTAACAACAGGTTTCGGAGTATAATTAGACTTATTTTTGCTCATTTATACAAAAATAAATACATTTAAAGTACTAAGTTAATTAGTTAATATAAATGTTTATAGTCAACGTGCTTTTGTTGAATGGTGGAATACCCTGCCAAATGCTTTACTAACATTTCTTTTGATTTATACCAGTTTAATTGAGGCATAAAACGAGCGTAATAAGTATCAACTGGCATTTTTTCCTGTGAAATTAACTCGATTAGTTTAGGTATAACACGTTTATTAACAATATACCCATAACCGCCCCATGATGCAAGGCACTTAAATAGATTAGGTGAGTAGTGAATTAACGAACCGCTTGGACTTTCACCGCCTAAATGTAAGCCATCCCAATCATTTGGAAGTTCAGCCATACACCTACCTAACTTATTTTTAAAATCCTCTGCAAAATCAACATCATCTTCTAAAATAAAAACACTCTCCAAGCCTTCACTTAAAGAGTGTTCTAATATTGCCTTGTGGCTACGTAACGCAGCTATCTCAGTAGCTTTTAAATATGTTGTTGCACTTATACCTTCGGTGTTCGTGGCTTCCCAGCGTCTGAACGTAAGCCTCTCTTTTTTGGCGTTTGCTTTTGTTGTTCTAATTCTGTCAGTAGAGGATTTGAGGTTAATGCAATAACACCCTCCGTAACTTGGGTGAAAGTTTTTTTTTCATTGTCGATTGCTTCCTCATACAAAGGATTAAATTCGATTAAATGCCCTAAATTATTAGCCAACATTAACTCAGCAAAATGGTCATTAAACTCATGTTTAGTTATAAGCACATCATTACCGCTTTTATCTTTGGTAATTATTTGGCTGTTTTCGTGTTCTCTTTTTAATTTAAACTTCATATTGTTTTTTTATTTGGTTAACTTGTTCTGTTGTTAAATATTTTTCTATTGCGTGGTAACCTAAACTACCTAAATGATATTGAGTTTCTACGCTAAACTTATTAGCCACTTCAATTGGTGCTAACTTTAAATTAAGCATTTGGCAGCCATAAGCAAAATAAATATCCTCGTTTAATTCACCGGTCCAACTAATAGCATCACATATCTCAATCATTGCTGACTTATGGCGAAAGCTTAAACCACCATTGCCAACATACGGGGCAAAATTCCAAGATGCGCCAACGTAATCATATTGGTAAAATTCCTCTATTCCTTTACGTAATAACCTGCTATCCTCTTGGAATATTAGTATATTTTCTTCCTCTATTTTTTCCCAAAACGATTTACTTGTAAGCAACTTATTATAATCACTAATACTATTAATATCCACCACATGAAACTCACAATTTAAAAGTTCTTGTAAATGCCTTTGATTCTCAGAACTGAAAACATAAAGCTTTGTATCTTTTGGTAAAAAATAAAGATGCTCAGTTATTACTTGGAATAAACTTACATTTCTCGTATCAACTATGACAGCAGCTAAACTCATGACTAAAATCTTTTAAATAAGTATCTATTCTTTGCCTTTGTAGTGGGTAACTACTTTCTACCTTACCCATAATGTTGCTACAATCTCCATTTACATAAGCATCAAAAGCTATCATTTTAATATGATTTGCACCCATGTATTTAGCTAATTCAATAGCACATACAACCGATTCAAAAAACATATAAAGTCCTAACTTTTCAGCATCAAATATAATTCTTTTTTCGTAATGTTCTAAACAATATTTACTCTCATGTTCGTGTACTAACAAAGTAGCGTACTTTGGAACTACCATATCATGAGGGCATTTCTTCCTATTGTTTATAAAGCATGGGCATTTATCTCTACAATATGGTGAAGCCCCATCTTTTTGCATAGAATAAGTATCATTAGGAAACTTTCTTTTTTCAATTATTTTTATTGCCTGATTTAAAGTAATTATAAAACCTTCTCCAATATCGGTACGCTTTATGTTCTTAAGACTGCTACCTTTACCGATAATATAACAAGTTTGTTCTTTATATTTATCCTTTAATTGTTGCATATAGCAAAGTAATAAGTTTCAAAGTGTACAAATTCAAACACACCAACGTAATAATGTGCTAATATCATATTAACTCTTTATTATAATTAGGGTGTTGTTTTAAAAAATCGGGTAAAGTTGTTTTATCAAATGGCTCAGCGTTCCAAAGATTGTAAGCCACACAATGTAAATCTTTTATTTGGTTTGTTCTATCCCATGCGTAGAAAGTACCGTTTAACCAATTAGGTTTTAACTCATTTGCATGACCAAATGCTGTGTATTTATAGCGTGTTATTTCCTCGCTTTGTGCTGTGCTAAAGTGATAAATAGTTAACGGGCATTCTAAATTTTGCTGAGTGTTTTGGTTTCTTAAATTCTCAATTCTTATCGGTCTAAAACCATCGTAACAAGCAAAGTCGAAACATCTCCAAAAGTTAACATAGCCTTTTATTCCGTAGTATCTTTGTGGATTAGTATAGGCAAAGTGTAAAGCTTGTTGAACATCTTTAGGCTCGAATATCTCATCAGCATCAATGGTTAAAATTAAATCGTAACCACTTGCGTACTCTCTTGCAACTGCCCTGTGTTCATTCTCTGCACGGTAACTTTGTTTCTCATCCCAAATAAGTTTACTACCTAATACCTCAGTACAAATAGCATATATTTCATCTACTGAATCGGGGCATTTTAAACTTGTACTATGCCCATGTGAAGGATTGTAAGTATAAGCCACAACCATTTTATCTACATGGTCACGTATTGATAACAAAGATTCTTTTAAGTACTCTTTGCCATACATTATTGAGATAAATCCTAATACTTTCATTCCGCTAATTTAATAATTTCTTTTACTTGGTGAACAAATGTATTACGATTTAACACTAAATTTTTACCTTGCTCAGCTATTTGTTTACGCTCAGCTTCATTTTCTAAATAGTAATCAATCCAATGCTTTAACTCATCTAAGGTATTAAAGTATTTTAAATGTACACCATCAGTATAGTCTTGCTCCATACCTGTATGCTTTACCGATAAACAGAAAGCACCCGTGCCTAATGTTCTTAATAGTCTATCTGAGTTATAACGCTCTGAATTAAAATGGCTGCAGTTAATTACAATCTTTGCCCCTCTTAAATATTTAGCTTCTACGTGTTGTGAGTGGTTTACATTTCCGTTTCCATCTGACCAACCTGCCCCATACACCCCAAATTTATCGCCATAGTTTCGTATTAAAAATTGTACTATTTGTATTCTAAATTCACTCATTGGGAAGAAACCAGTCCCGTAATTATTAGCCATAAAGATAATATCTTGACATGGATAAACCTCACCATCAGGCGTGTAAATTTCCTCATCAATTCCAATCTCTAAATACTCCGCTTTATATCCTAACTTACGCATAGCATAAACATCATCCATGTTTGAGAAAGATGTTAATGTTACAAATGGTGCTATATCAATCATCCATTGTGGAACAACATGCCTCTTATCTCCAGTCCAATTAATTACTTTAGCACCATGATTTAAAAAGTATTCACACGTTTGAGCGTGTATAATGTTCTCAGCTTGTATCTGCATGAAAACAATATCAGGTTTAAACTCGTTAAATATTGCTATTGCGTTTGGATTAAATGCAGCGTCTGAACTACATTGTAATTCTCTGTAATTTTCTTCGCCTAATACTTTCTTACAAGCGTGTGGAAAAGAACTAAACCCGTTTGGATTAACCATTAATCCTAAGTATAATAATTTCATTATTTAAATATTTGGTTACTTGGTGGTATTGCGTATTGCGTTCCACAATATTTACACTTGTGGTTTTTAAATTCATTTGCTCCACAATTATTACAATTTCTTTGCCTTTCAATTGGCTTTAATTTTGAAGCTATTAATTCCTCATAATTACAAGAAGGAATAAGTCCCATTACTAAGTCGTTACAATTTATTGCCATGATTAAAAATGTGGGTGTATAAAATGATAAGGCTCTGGAATAGCTGGTGTTTGTGCTGTGTATGTTCTTAAACCAGTTAAATGAATGTGAATAGCGTGAATAGTTTTGCTTGGATTAAGAACATTATATCCCGATTGTTTAATATCAAAAGCTATACGATTGTCGCAGCCTCTTTGACCCAATTGAAACTCACCACCTCTAACATTAGGAATCCCGTTAAATATCCAAGCATCTTGACTATCCTTTCTATTAAACAATACCGCTAAATTATCCTCGTTTAAATCCCACCTCGATAAAGCATAACAATTACTCTCATTCATAAAACGAGCGTATAGTATTGTTTCATCAAAGTAAATATCTGAGTTAGCAATAACGTTAATTGAATCGGGTTTACATAGCTTAAACAACTGAGCGTAAGTTAAACGATCTGTTACTTCTGTAATATCTACAAAGTGCCTACGTTTTTTATTCTCTCTTAAACAAGCATCTAATTCTTTTTGTCTTTCAACATCTCCACAATCGTAAACTTGTACGATTAGATGTAATGGTTTTAATTCGTATTCTCCGTTCACAGCTTGTTTAAAATATGTTTGATTTTCTAATTGTATATTATTCTTTTTAACCCAATTACTTAGTAACATTACGCCCTCTGTAATACATGAGGAACAATTAACGTTAACTGAATGGTTACAAAGTTCCTTACATAAATCGAATAAATCCTTTAACCTTTTTTTAGGTTCTTTTAATGTTTCTTGAACTCTGTTTATTAATTCACTATTCATATATTTACTTATAAAAAGCCACAGTAGATTGGATTCGAACCAATAACTCCATATAGTAACTTAATCTATTAGCGTTTTACCAATTATACCACTACAACAGGCATTGCAAATATAATAAAAAAGCCTTACAAATTAATGCAAGGCTCTTTAAATTTTTACTTAATTATTTATTAAGCAGATAAGTTATCTAAGTACGCTGTTAAAGTTGAGATACTTGCACCTGCAACTGTACGGAATATCTTAGGAGCAGAAGTTTCCTCACCGCTTAAAGTCATTGTGTAAGCTGTTGAATCATTTAATAATGTTCCACTGCCACCTTCACCTGCAGTTGCATTTAACCCTTTACCTAAACCTAAAACATAAATCTTTTCATCATTACCTTCCATGAAAACAACCATATCATCAGCGTTTGCCAATTGGTTTAGCGTTTCAAGTTCAGAAGGTGTTGAGTAATACAACTGCATAATAGCAGTATGATTAAAAGTATTGATGTTATCCCCTGCAGTCATTGGGAAAGCAAATGAATTTTTATCACGCTTACCGATAAACTTATAAAGTTTAGCTGAGATTGAACCAACGTTACCCATAGTAACAGCCGATACATACCCATTTGAATCAATTGTATAACTGATATTTGCTTTTAAGCCAATCCAAACACGCTTGTTAACACCACCTACTTTATTCAGTGCATCACAAGCTGGGTCGATTCCGCTTATTAAGTCATTACATGTTGCCATTTCTTTTTTATTTTAAATTGTTAAGAGGGGCTTTTTAAACCCCTCAATTAATTACCAACCACCGAATACATTAAGCACACCGAATGCGTAGTTATATCCTAACTTGTAACGTAAACGTGTGTAGTTAGTATCTTCTACTGGCTCATACCACATTTGAACTTTAGCTGTATCAGTTAAAGTATCAGTTGCGATATAATGATTATCAGGTGCAGTTAACAAAATACGATTATCAACAATTGAACTCGATTGAGGTGAAGTTGTTGAAATATCTTGTAACAAGTATTTAGAAATTACTTTCAAGTTAACGAAAGGAATACCTCTGAAAGTTAATGAAGGAATACCATTAACTAAAGCGTTACGTTGCTCAGCTACACCACTAAATTGTGTTGAAGATAAGTAACGCTCGTATGCTCTGTAAACTGAATCAGTTACATAGAAACGCTTAGCCTCATCAGGCATGAACTTTAACTCATCAGGTTGTTGGTCAACGTAAGCATCTAATGTTGCTACGATGTTTGCTACTGCTAAATCAGAATCAGAGATTGAAGCTGCAACGCGTACAGTTCCATCAGTTGCTAAATAACCAGCTTTTACCTTTTTAAATACACCATCAATAGCTGTGTAATCAGCATTTGTTAAAGTTGTATCTCCCATTAATACGATACGGAAAATATCACGTGCAGCAGCATCAGCAACTCTCTCAAGGATATAAGATTCAATCTCAGTTCCTGTTAAGTCGTTAATATCAGCACCTTTTTTACGTAATACTTCTGCAATTGTAGCATCGAATACATCAGCACATTGCTCTAATTGTGCTTGCATATCTGTTACTGCTAAAGTAAAAGATGAAATTGCTACACCTGTTCCTGTTGATGTGTTGTTACAACCAACACGCTTACGTGTAATTTTATCCATGTACTCATCTTTGTACATGATTTTGTTTGATTGGATGTCTTCAATAATATTGAATCCTAATTGGTTTAAAGCTAAAAAGCCTTCCAATTTTTTCATAACAAGTTCTCTGAACTCGCTTTGTTTACCTGTGTAGGTAGTCATTGATGTTACTGCGTTTGCCATTTCTTTATTGTTTTTTAATTAATTATTGCTTGTTTTTAATTCTGGCAGCCATTTGCTCAGCGTATGAGTTTACTTTACCACCATTGTCTTTAGAGAAATCTTGTTTGCTATCTTCAAACTTTACGTTCTTACCAATAACAACCTTTTTAAGGTTCTCAAATTCTGTTTTAACTTCGTTCATCACTTCAACTTCTTTTGTTTTAGCTTCTAACTCAGTTGATAGATTAGCTTTGATGCCTTCTAACTCTGTGTTTTTAGCTTCTAACTCAGCAATTTTAGCGTTTAATTCTTCTACTGTTGGAGTGTTTTCGTTTTCAACAGCCTTAGCAACTACCTCAGTAACTACACCACCTGCAACTTTAATAACTCTACCTTCTGCATCTGTGTAATCTCCATCAGGAGCAGCAGTTTGGTTTCCATCAGTATCAACAATGTAAGCTGATTTACCTGTTAAATCTTCTGTTTCCGATTCAACAAATAAAACAACATCTTTGCCTTCTGTGTCTTTTACTGGCATTTCCATGTTCAAAGTAACACCATTAAGTTTTGCTGCCAATTTTGTTAGTTGACGAGCAATCCAAGAATCATTCTTTTTATTTTCCATTTTTGTTTGTTTAATTGTTTCTACTTTCTTAGTTTCAACCATTGCTACTAACTGATACTTATAAAAGTTAGCACTTGAACTAATTATCTCTGTTGCAAATCCCATGTTAACAGCCTCTGTACTTGTCAAATCTGTAGCCTTTTGCATTAAAGGTTGTATTGATTCAATTGGCGTTCCTGTTTGATTTGCGTAAAAATCTAATATCTTTTGTTGTTCTTTTTTCAAGTCCTCACCTAAATTAATAAGTGCATCCCCTTCCATTGGTGAAGCCTCCGAAGGTTGCCAATATGGATTGTGAATAAAGAACTTTGAATTTTCGTGAAGCTTACGTGTAGAACCTGCCATGTAAATAATGGTAGCTATTGAGCCAACCATTCCCTCACCGATTGTTGTAATTGTTTTACCGCTTGTTTTAAGCTTATCGTAAATAGCCCAACCCTCAACAACTGAACCACCGCCACTATTAATGTAAACGTGAATGTCTGTTGTGTCAGCCTCAATATTATCTAAGAACTTTTTAAGCTTTGATAAGTTGAAAGTTTCTTCACCCGAAAATAACGAAACTATATCAGCACCACCGATATAACCTTCAATATTTAATTTAGCAATTTTCATACAAATACAAAAGTAGTTTGAATTAATTTTTTATATTTGCGTTATATTAATAGTTAATATATAAAAATGTCAAAGCCAAAAAACTTTAGAGTAATACAGATTTGTTTAGGTAGTACAACGTTACATAAGTTCTTATGTGATATTGAACAAGAAGAATCCAAAGCATCCCGTAAAGGTGCTGAGATAATTAAAAGCCACTATAAAGATAAGCTACCTTTTGGCTGGGAAGAATACAAAAAGAAAAATAATCTATAAACTTGTAGCCTGTATTACCCTCGCTGAATCCCCTTGAACTTTATTAATATCAGTTACTCTAACAACAGGAGTTGGTAAGTTAGCTAATAATTGTTGCATCATAGCATTAGTGCTTATTGAACTATTAGCCTCTGCCCCTGCGCTACGTGCTGTAAATCCACCATCAAACATACCACCAATATAAGGCATAGGGTTACTCATACCTAAACGCATAGATTCAGCTTGTGCTGCTAACATGTTACCAGTTGGAGTAGCTAACACCCTTGCAGGTATAACATACTCACTCTTATGGTAAGTGTAAGGCTTAGTTCCTAAATTTGTTGATACTTCATTGGTTGCCCCATCCCCAGTATATCCACCTTCTTCAAATGAGTTAATTACTTGTTTAGCCTGTGCAATATTTGAAGTAATAGCAACAATACCAGCCGCAAATTTAATGTATGGTCCTAATGGATTAAAAGCATTATCTCCATTGGTTGGACTGAATGAAATAGCTGTTAATCCCGATATTGCTGTTGCTGTATTTGCCGCAATATTAACGAGTGCCATTGTCTTAGCTAATGCCTGTTGTTGTTCCTGACCATTATTAAATATGGTAGCAACGTTTAACAAAGCAACTGCAGTAAGCTTAGCGAACTCAATTTCCGAATCTCTTATTTGTCTTTTAGCTTCTACCTTATCCTTTTCGATTTGTATAGAATCGTTAGCGTACTTCTTTTCAAGTAATAACTTTTCCTGTTCAGTACCTTGAAAGAACATCATTTCATTTTCAAAGTTCTGCCTTAATATTTCTTGCCTTGCTTCAAATACTTCTGTTAAGTTAGATGTTTGAGTTTCTAAAACTAATTCCTGTTGTGCAATTAAATCCTTCTTAACATACTCTAAATCTAACATTCTGTTTTCCTCAGCGTACTTAGCATTAATAGCCATCTTTACGTTGTTGAATTGTTCAGCATTGTTAGCATAAGTAATAACAGCTTCTTCTAAATCTTTTTTCTCATTAAGCTTAATTTGTTCTTTGTTACGCTCGTAATCGTTTTTAATTAAGTCTATTTTGAATTGAGAAAGTTCGTTAAGTAAATCCTGTTCATACTTTATTTGCTCACGATTAATCTTATTTAATTCCTCGTTTTGTAGCTTAGTAATATTTTCAGATAATGTTTTCTTATCCCCGTAAAATTGTTTATTAAGTTTTAAATCTTCCTTACGATTGTTAGCATCAAATATAGCTTGTTCTTTTGCTCTATCGTAATCGTTCTTAATTAAATCAATCTTGGATTGTTCTATTTCTCTACGTGCTGCCCTTGCTGCATCTGCAATCTCTTTATTATTAGTGATTGTCTTAGCTGTACTCTCAGCGTTTAACTCTATAATTTGTCCTGTAATATCAGCTATCCCGTTTAAAGATTCTTGTATAATCTTATTACTTTCTTTTTCAGCTTCTGCTTTCTTTTGAGCAATAATAATACCTGCAGCTTTTGAGTTTGTTTCCCCACTAATTGCACCAACAATTCTATAAAGACTCATCTCAATAGTTTCGTTTTGCTCAATCTCTTTATTCTTAGCAAGTGCAGCCATAGCTGCCGACTTTAACTCAACTGCTTTAACTCTTAAAGATTGTATCTTTATTTCTGTTAATCTTTTTTCAGCTTCCTCAATTTCTTTAATACCTTTTCCCTCTGCAGTCATTAAAGTAATCTGAGCGTTTTGCTTAGCCTCTAATAAACCTAATGCTCGTATCTCATTCTCAGTAGCTACTACTAACTTATCATGTGCTAATTGTAGTTTCTTAGCTTCCTTTGCAACTGCGGTAAACGATTGAGCAAAAGCGTAAATCTTATCGAAGTTCTCAATAAGTAATTTAATCCCCTCTAATATTAAGAAGATTGGAATAGCTTTCATTGCTGTTCCAATACCTTGAAAACCTAACTTAGCTTTATCTGCATCGAAGTTTGTAAACGCCTCTTTTAAAGTATTCATTGAGGCTGTTAACCTTTCAATGCCTGTACCCTTTAGAATCTTTGTAGCATCTTGAACATCGTCTAACTTATCTTTTAACTCAGCTAACTTCTTTGATGCTTCTAAGCTACCTTCGCCACCTGCTAATACAACAGATGTATATTCTTTTATTTGTTGCTTTAAAGCTTTAACTGTGTTAGTTTCATCAATAGCATCTTTAATACGCTCCTTAAATAAGGAAGGTATTTGTTTTTCAATTTCAATTCGTTTGGCTTCCTCTCTCGCTAACTCTACAACAACCTTTTTAAAAGCCTCACTATTAACTTCTAACTTTAAAAGTTCCTCACGATATGTTTTTATCTTTTGTTTTAACTCACCATAAGAACCGGCTTGAAACTTTGCGGATGCGTTAACACCATTCAAAGCGTTTGTATTAGCTTTTAAAGCATCGTTTTGCTTCTTAATCTGTTCGGTTAATTGCTTACCTGCATCCTGTGCTTTGTAAAATTCCTTACTACCAATCTCAGCAGCTTTATATTCTTGCTTAACCTTTTTAAGTTCAGCCTCTAAACGTGCAATGTTATTACTCGCTACACCTATATCAAATTTTATTATTACTTCTTCTGCCATGATTACGTTAATTTTATTAGTTCAACTTCTGTTGCATCGTTACTTGTGTAGTCGAATTGGTTTACATTACTCACAAAGAAGTAAGCATTATATTGACTTAAATAAACGGGATAAAAATAGTTAAGGTTAAGAATATCAATCAAACTTAATCGAATATCAATTTTAATTATCCTTAAATTTTGTAATATGTTTATTAAATCATTTGAGTACCTGCTCATTTGATTATTACCAAAACCCATGTTATAACTTTTGTCAGCACGTATAAACCAAGTTAAAGGAATATTACTTCCTGTTGTTATTGTTGTAGTTCCATCAGTGTAATCAATAGAACCTGCAACACGTTCTAAATAACATCTACGTGGCTGTACTGAGTTTGTAAAACTTATTCCATCGTGCAAATCTATGTAAATCATTTGCTTAGTTCCAAGCCTAACAACATCTTCACTTGCTGCAAACGGACTTGTGTATAAATCCTTTTCAGCTTCTAAGTTTTGATTATTCAAAGTAATAATATAGTCGGCCCCAATAACTTCATTTAAAATACTTTTATCTTCTTTGTGCTTAACATTGTTTAATTGAGCATAACCCGAAATATCAAACGTTAATGAAGGTTCGTTTGTTTCATCTACTAAACTACTCCAATTAACAGCGTTGCCTATATTGTTTTTAATTGTATTAAACTGAGTTAACGTAACCTCTTTAGTATCTTCGTTTACTGTTGGTATTAAACAATACCTTAAACAAGTATCTTTGAAATAGTCAGCTTGTGAAATATCAGGAAGTAAATAAGGGGCTTTTAATTCAGAACCAAATGTTAACTCAGGTTGTAATTCAATCTTTAACCCTGAGTAACTTACTGGACTTTCTGTTACAACTATTCCCGAACCTACTTGAACACTAATAGCACCCGAATAAGAACCAACAGTTGTATCATGCTGAGCGTAATAAACTATTCTTAATTGGTCGCCTGTGTTTAAATAAATAGTTGATTCGTTATCAACATGGGTATCAAAAGAGTAATTAGTTGGGTTAGTTGTTGATGTACTAAAGTTATTAGTTGCAATGTTTTGAACAGGTACTCCATTAACATCTATTTCAACGCTCAAATAAACGTTTGTAGTTTTGTTTGGTGAACTTGTCCACGATTCGTTAAACTGATACTCAATATAAAAATCAGTTGTTACTTTATAATTACCTGCGTATTGCGCCGTGAATACTCCTGTACCAACGTTTATGCCATTACTAATATCGTAAAGGTTTGGATTAGCGCCTAATGTTGCATTATAAAAAGGGAAGCGAATAGGTATGTTGCCATTGGTAGTATAACCAAAGTTAGAATTTTGAAATATGTTAAACAACACAAAAGATACTCCTAACTCTATTCCCCACGGACCAGCAATATATTTATTAGCATCAATAATCTCAGAAGGTATCTCAGGATTCTTTTTAGTTGTTGGTAGTATTCCGCTTTCATATTCAGTTAACGTGCTACCTTCAATGTTGTTAATTAAAGTATATCCGTTTTCCTCACACAAAGCAGTCATTAAAGTCTTATCAAAGTATGCAGGTAGTAACCTTCTAACATCAACAGTACTACCACTTGTTGCCATACCATTATAATCTATTAAAGCATAGCTGTACCCTTCTGTATTGTTACGTGAGGCAATGGCAGTAAGTAAGTTCCACGTATGGTCATAAGTAGCTAATTGTAGCTGACTAAGTTTAGCCGCCTTTAGTACATTGTAAAATCCTATGTTACCTGTGTAGAAACGTAGGGTTAAATCTTTAGCAACTTCGATAAGTTGTAAGTAACCTTTCTTCCAAGCAAATCCATTAATGTATATTGTACATGGATTCTTAACGAATGGGAATGAGGTTTCACTTGTAATGAAGTCGGCAAACTCTATAATGTTTGAGTTAACATTAGTACGTGGAACTTTAAAAGCGTTTGTGTATTCTGAATAGCGTTTGGTTATATCAGTAATGTTAAGAACGCTCAATGATTGAACTATCTTTTCATCTTGGTATAACTCTACGAATTGTCCGTTTACTTCTATTTCTAAAACATCCATTCACTTATTGCTTTTGTATATCTAATTGTTGAGCATACTTGTACGTTAAATTAAATTCGTACATATTTTCTTTGCTATTGTATTTGTTAAAGTTGCTGCTATCTAATAATATTGGGGTGAATGTTGTCCCGTTAAACTCATAAGCTTGTATTGAATATCTTAAAGTATCTAAATAGTCTATTTCAGTCTTTGTTAAGCCAGTAATATAAACAGTCTTTGAATTGTAAACACGACCTCTATCAGCATATTTAATTACCCCGTTGTTAATGAATGTACTTGCCTTACCAACATCAACAGCATTATCGAAACGTTGGTTAAATATGTAGTTTTGCCAACCACCTTGTCTGTTAAACCAAACTATGTTAGTATCATTATCAGAACAGCAATTGTTAATGTTATTAAATGTTTCCCCTACGATTAAAGTAAGCGTACCAAAAGCGTAGAACGTTGCTCCATCACTTGAGTAAACGTTAATTAAGTAAGTGTAAGTACCTGCAAGTGGTGGTGTAATTTGCCAAAACGAACTAAACGTAGGGTCTAAGTTATCAATAAACCATGCTGGAATAGTTCCCATTATAACCTTGTTTGAAGGGAATAGAATAGTTGCATCAACTTCTGTTAGCTGACCTTCATTTAAATATAATGTTCTATTGTAACTACTTGCCATTTGTTATGTTATGGGTAAACTTCTATTGGTGGTAAACAAATACTTGATGTTCCCAATAATGTTGATAAATCTACATTTGTAAATGTTGCATTAAAAACTTCAACATCTATTGAGTTAGGGTCTGTTATAAAAACAGAATAATAACCAATAATTGCTGCTCCATCTGATATAGGTATTAACGCTTGTCCTTGGTCATAATAATCAATCATGCCATAAACATAAGTTTTATTATGTACAAATTCACCAGTCAATGTTCCTGAGTAATTACCTGCACTTGCTCGTGTCCATACTAAAGTTCCACTTAAAGTATTTTCTAATACAGTTGCAACAGGTGCTGATGTTCCACTTTGTGTTAATAAAGCTTTATAAACTTTCTTACCTCCATAACTTGCTGAATCAATAATATCGTTTAAACAAGTTCGTACATCTAATGCCGATATATCCCCTGTTGTATTGTCTGCTAATAAACTTGCTACCTCTGCAAGTAATTGCGCTTTTGTTTTTACTGCCATGTTAATTAATATCTAAACCTTGATTAAATTGATTTGTTTGAAATGCGTTACTAAAACCTGCAACTGTCTGCTCACTATCATTGTAAATTTGTAAAGTAGGAAACCCGTTTACAAACCTTGTCATAAAACTAATTCCACAACCAAACATTATTGGTAATTCTGTTGGAACTAAATAAGCCCCGTTTGCCAAATAGTTTTCATTTAATTCTGTTGTGCTTATTGAACTATTTAAAGCATAACGTATATCGGTTATCTCACCATCGTACTCTAATCTAAAAGCATTGAATGCGCTAAAGTCAAAGTCAGCATCTAAGTCAGGCTCGGTAATAGTAAATATTCTTTGGATTAATCCTTTTAAATTAATCTCTAATTGGTAATCGGAATTGAATGTTGGTGTAAACCTTGTTACTAAAGTATAAGGTAATTCAGTTGGGAAGTCCTCAGTAGCTTTAAATCCTTTGTATAATGCAAATTGTGGTGAACGTAAAGACTTAATGTTACCTGTATTCTGAACACTCGTATAAGTTAAATCTAAAACAACACTTGATGTTGTTGAACTTAACACCCTATGAAGTCCTAAGTAAATACCACTATCAATGTAAACGTATTGATTTAAAGTAGGTTGTACATCAAACGTTCCTGTAATTGTTACCTCTGCATAACCTGTTCCTACTGAACCACTCATTTGCTGAGTAACAGCACTTATAACGTAATCTTTAAAATCAAAGATATAAGTAATATCGGAATAAGCACTATTCCAAAGTTCGGGCTGTGTATTGAGTGTTAGATTGGTTGCCATTAAATTGCTGTACTATTCCGTCTTTAATATCTTTTGTAAATTTACCAGCAAATTCTTTCTTTAAAGCATCGGTTAATATATTATTCAATAGTCCTGAGTTATTACTACCACTAAATAAATAGATTGAGTTTCCCTCTCTTGTAATCTTTCTTGTAATTAAATAAGCTAATTGGTTTTCGCTTATGTCGGCTGTGATGTTCTTAGCCCTTATCCATCTCTTAATATCGTTCTGAGAATCCGACCAAGTGCCTTTGTTAGTTGTTGGCTTCCTACCATAAATCAGCGTGTAAATGTAGGCATCCGCTTTTATTAAGATAGCGTTTTCAGTTATCTCAAACTTAACCGATTCTGCCAAGCGACCAGTTGCACTAACTGGTGCTGAAAAGTTAGAAGTCTTGCGCTCACCTTTCTCATACCTTACCGATTTACGTGGTATGTTCTTTGTCTTAAGTACGTGTTTAATCTCTAAGACAATCTTCTTAGCTAAGTCCTCAAATATAACCTGTTGAGATAGTGTTAACATTGTTTAGGCTCTATTAGGCTAAAGGTTAATAAAACGCCTGTCATAACGTTCTTAATACGAAATACGGGTGCTAATGTGTACACTCCATTAATTCGGTAAGTATAGTTATCAAAGAAGTAACTAAGCCAAAGATTAGCTGCAGTTTCCATATCAGCCACCTTTTCCTCCATTGATAGTGTTGAGGCTTCACTTACTTCGGCATCACTTGCGCTGTCGGGTTCATCTTGTGTTAAAAAGCCTATTACTATGTTAGCTGTTTGTGTTGCATCTTCAACTGCAATAGTTTTACTAATCGGCTCTAAGTAAACAAACGTTCCTATGTTCTGTTCCTTTGCAGCTTCTAAAGCTGTGTCAGATTCCCTACCATAAACGAACATAGCGTTCTTAATGTCAGCGCAGTTGTTTATTGATTCTCTAATCGATTCTACTAATGTCATTTTGCTTTATTTAAATATTCATTTACTAATCTTTCATATTCATCTGAAACATAAATAATACGTTTACTCGCTTCACCTATTTTATTTTTACGCTCTTTTATAATTCGGGCTTTACGTTTAGCTAAGTTCTTTTTATTCTTACTTTTACTTATTGCCATTAGTACTTTCTTTTAAGAGTTTATAAAAACCATCAAACGTTTCATTAATTTTTGTAGGGTTAATATCCTGCATAACATCTACTAATTTTCTTAACGATTCTCCTATATCTTTGTTTGCAAAAAGTACAATAATTTCATCTTTTAATTCTAATGCTTCAAGGTGCATATTAACTAATTCGCCTAACCTTTTTAAATTTTCTTCTTTCATTTTTGTTTCATTAAATTACGTTCATACTCTGCTTTCAATTTATCGTACAACATTAAGTTGTAAACTACTCTTGTCGGTTGTTTTAGTACCTCGTCAATAGTAGAACCTAATGCTCCCCGCCTTGCTAACTCTACCCAAGTTCCAAAACTCCCGAATCTTTCGAGCCTTCTAACTCCTGCGAGTTCGCTTCGCTGATCTGTTTCTGATTCGTTAAGTTCTGCAAATCCTTTGTAAAAGCTATCCATTGATTTAAAAAAAAACCAACACTACCTATAACCTCGCTGAATGGTTGCTCACTTATATCATCGCCTGTTATCTTTTTAAGTACATCAGGTGCTAACTGCATAAAGTTTTTATCCTTACCATTGTTAATAATTATTCTTATCGCTTCTGTATCTCCATAAGGTAAGCTACCATAGTTAATATCTTTGTACTTATCCTGTGGTACATCGTTATCTAATAAAGATAAATCTAAATAGAACTCAGTTAAAGCAAATAACTTTACAACTTCTTTTGTTGGCAAAGAGTGTAATGTTTCAATATCAACACCGATTAACAAGCAAAGTATTTCATCTTGCTTTTCCTCTTTTAGTAATTCAATTACTTGAACACCTTTAACATAGCTAACTTCATCCCATGATACTGGAACTTGAAAGTCTTTACCGCTAATTGTTACATCAATCATACCACAAATTTAATAATTATTTCGACCAAAGGTAGTAATTTTTGGTTTAAGAAAAGTTATTTGTGGTTTTAATTCAAACCATTCACGCATCAATAACATATCCCTATAATCAGGCGAACGACCTAAAACCTTCTTAACATCGTCTTTTGGAACTATTCCCTTCTTACCTTCTGCGTCAATGTCCTTTTGTTTTAGTTGTTCCAATTCCTCTATAATTTCTTCCTGTTCAAACGAATCATTTGTTTCTATAAATAACCCGTTTCTATTAATTCGCTCAGCTAATTTAAACGCACATTGTGCCTGTAAGTTAGTATAGTTTTCCCCGTTGATTGCCTTGCTATTGTTAACAAAACCACTACACCCTAACATATCAACTAATCCGCCACCTACACCATCTTCATCGGCTATCACATTAGATAATGGAATGTTATTATCTTTTCTTAGCTTACTAACTAATTCATAAGATTCAGTTATTCTTTTCTTAGAGTAAGTGTAAATCTTAACTCTAAATCCTTTCCAATGCCCTATAACAATCTTATCACTACCTAAACGAGCAACATCACAAGTTATGTATTGCTGACCATTTAACGCTTCAAAATCATTAGTGAATAAATCTATTATTCTGTTGTAATCACATAAAGCACTTGGGTCATCATCATACTCCCAATTACCTAACAATAACCTTTGCTTTTGGTTTGGGCTTAATGTACGTTCTAAGCTTTCTAAATAACCTTTATCGAGCATTTTATTATCAGTTGGTAAAGCTTGTATAAACCGCTTCCAGTGCTCTAACGTTCCTTCCTTATTCTTTTTATAATCTTTATACAAGTAGTTCTTAGAAGGGTTACATGTTTGCAATAGCTTACCTGTTAATCCGTATTCCTCATTCTTCCACCTTCCAATAGAAGCCATTAAGTTATTTGTTGCTTCTTCTTCAAACTCCCCAGCTTCCTCAATCCATCCCCTTGTCATTTGCATAGAACCAAATCTATAATACAACGGGTCGCTTGGTAAGTACTTAGCATCCAATAAATAAACTTTTGATTTATTGTAAAGTTCAAAGTAGTTGTCTTGTCCGTTATACTTGTAGTAGTTTGGAGTTATTCCCCAAATACCAAACACCTCATGTATTGATGGAATAGTAAACTTCCTAATATCGTTTAGCTTTTTACGGGCTATGAAGTAATGAGTTTCAGGGTACATAAAAGCATCTCCAAATATAAGTGAACAGCCTGTAAAAGACTTTGCTGAACCTTTTGAACCTCCATACTTAATATCAGTTACCTCAGGATTAATCCATTGCCTAACACATTCCTTTTGCTTATCGTTACCTTTAGTATCAAAAACTAACTTCATTTAATTTCCATTCCTGTTATAGTCTTAACCTCAATATCTCCTTTTAGATTCATATCGGTTCTCGCTAACTTTGGTTTAAAGTATTCAAGTAGGTTTGTGAACTGAGCAATGAACTTTTCATCATCGCATGTTTGAAGTATCTCGATAGCACGTGGTAAACCATTCTCTAATAGTTGCTTACCAAATTCCTCCCACTCTAAAGTCTTAGTTCCTTTAGCCCCGATTGGTTTTCCTTTTGGGTTTCCTGATTGCCCTTTCTTAAATGCCATTGTAACTGATTGTAACTTACAACAAATATACAAATAATTATTTAATTAGAAACAATTTATACTTTTCCAATGTTCTAATGCGTTTTGAAGTTCTTAACTGTCTTTGAAGTAACTAAAAGTGCCACATCTAAAGAGTTTTGGTTTTTTAGTTTGTCGAAAACATTTATTTCAATAACCTCAACTTGTTCATCTTCAATACTC